TCAAAGTCTTTTTGTTGCAACCTCTAAATAGTGGGAGGCGAGTTCAATGCCGGTCCAGTTGTAGCCTTCATCGCGGGCAGCAACCAAGGTGGTGCCGGACCCGGCAAACGGATCAAGCACGCGCCCACCTGCCTCGCAGATCTGTACGAGCTGTCGCATCAACTCGGTGGGCTTGCCGGTCAGATGATGCTTGTCGGCCTTGCGCACTGACTCACGGATGACACCCGGCAGCACTGGCGCACGCCGATCCAGCGGCATGTTGCCCTTGCTGCCCCAGACGATGTACTCGGCCTGGTTGCGGAAGCGCCCCAGCTGCGGCCGCACGCCTTCTGTCTTGTCCCAGACGGTGATGCCGCGCCAGGTAAAGCCAGCGATCTGCAGCGCGTCCGTTGTCAGCGGCAGCTGCCGCCAGTCGGTGAACAGCAATACCGGCGCGCCGTCCTTGAGCACGCGCGCGCACTCGGACAACCACAGGTGCATCCACTTCAAGTGCGAGCGTTGGTCGCGCTCGTCGCCGACAAAGTCGGCATGCAGTTGCGCGCCACCGCCCTGGACGTACTTCTGCGATGGCGGCTTGGCCCGTGCCGCAGCGGTGAGGCCGCCGCTGGCATACGGCGGATCAGTGATCAGCGCGTCGAACGAATTCGCTTCGAGCGTGGGCAGGATGGTCAGAGCGTCGCCCTGGAGCAGCTGGTTTTTCATGGTGAGAGCCTTCTTGGATTCGCTCGCGGCGATCGGAGGTGAGGCTCTCGGCCTTCAGGTGGTTAAGCGTGCCGCAACGCGGGCACTTGATTTGGATTTCATCGAAGGCGCCGGCCTTGCACAGCAGGCGGGCGCATTCGCCACAACGGAGGTTCTTGAGCATTGCGTGGTCTTGCGGTGGGAAAGGATTACGCGGCCGCTGGCGGCGCGTAGGGGGCGAAAGCGATCACCTCATCGCCCACCCAGTCGTTGATCTTCAGCATGCGCGCCTGCAGCGGCTCCAGCTCGTTGGCGGCCCAGACGGCAGCGGCCTCACGGATCGAGCCAAAGCCGCCAGCGTTTTGCGGCACGATGCCCATGAGTTGCGGCGGGATCCGCAGCGCGGCCAGCATGTCGTCGCGGGTGATGCCCTTGATGCCGCTGAACTCATCCTTGGCCGCTACTTCGCTGACCGGAATCAGCTTCAGCCCGTCCTTGTTGCCGCCCGGCGAGTACAGGAACAGGTTGCGGAAGTTGCCCGGCCCCTTGGCGCCCTTCATGGCGTTGCGCAGCGCATCGACATCTTCCTGGCTCTGCTGCGGGTCGGTCAGGTACAGGATGAAACCGGCATGCGAGCCGTTGTTGTAGTACTTACGGCGAAACAGCGTGGCCGATTCGTTGAGCAGCGCGGACTGCATCGCCGGCATCCACTCAGGCAGGCCGTAGAGTTCTTGATCGACATCGGCTTCACGCAGCTGGAACACGCTGCCCGGCTCGAACACGTGCTCGTCGTGCCAAGTGCGCACTTGGAAGTACTCGCCCTCGGTGATGCCGCGCCGCATGTACTTGGACAGCGGCGCAGCCAGCGTCAGCGCAGCGCCCATGCGGTTGCGGCGGCGCTCAAGGTAGCCATTGCCCAACGTGATCCAGTCCAGCGACAGCTGCTCGAACGCCTCGCGCGTCAGCAGCCGGTGCGGCTTGAAGGTGCGCGCCAGCATGTTGCGCTTGAAGATCAGCCCGGACTGCAGGAACGGATTGCTGCGGGTGGTCTTGGACAGGCCATCCAGCGCCACCGGCGGCTCGTACCAACGCCCGTTCTGCCAGCACTCCAGATAGTCCAGCACGCCGCGCCCATCGAGCACCGGCGTCGGGTCGCCAAAGGTGAAGGCCTCGGCACGTGTGGCCTGCGCAGGCTCGGCGGCGGGCAGCTGGTCGGTCAACATCAAGAGATCTCCATGAAGCCGGAATTGCGCGCGGTGCGCCCTTCCAGCGGTTCGTTCTGCAGCGCGTGGAACAGTGCCCACGCCAGGTCCGCGTGGCCGGTCTCTTCGGAACGGCCGGCGGTGAAGGTGGATTGCCGGCCGCTGGCCGTCATGGTCTTGCGGATGGCCATCAACGACTGGGCCACGTCGGTCCAGCCGGCGTCGAACTCCAGCCGGCCGTTGTGGATCACATCGAACGCCTTGAGCACCAGGCGTGTCTTGACCTCGGGCGAATAGCTGAAGGTGACCAGATTCGGGAAGAACTGCTTTACCAGCTGCGCCACGCCGCTGCCCATGCCGGTGGTGTCGATGCCGATGTAGGTCACCCAGTAGCGGCGCGTGATGCGCTCGATCTCGGCCGCTTGCTTGGCAAAGTCCATGCCCCGGAACTGGATGCGCTCCAGCAGCCGGAACTTGCCGCCCGGCTGCTGCGGTGGCGCGACCACAACCAGGCCGGCGGTGTCGCCTGTCTCGGCAGGGTCATAGCCGATCCACACTGCGCGATCGCCGTAGGGGCGCGCAGCGAACGGTTTGTAGTCCTGGCCCCACTCGACCCAGCTGTCGACCATGCACGGCTGCAGCATCGCCAACGGGAAGATGCTGGCACCGTCGTCGACGAAGTCGCACATCAACAGGTTGGCGAAGGCGTCCGGGCTGTATTCCTCGCGCAGCTCGTCGATGTCGAACAGGTCGCAGCCACGGCGCTGGGCGTCGAGGATGTTGACGATCTGCCGCCACGCGCGGTCCTGGCAACGGCGCCCGCCGGCCAGCGCGTCATGCGAGACATCGATCTGGATCCGCTGCGCAGCCGGCTTACCCTTGTTGCGGCGCTCGCCGGTCCAGAACGTGTAGGCCTCGTGCGCCATGCTGGACGGGGTGCTGAAGTAGGTCTTGCGCCACTTCTTGTGCATCGCCATGCCGCTGGCGACCTTGTTCAATTCGTTGAACCCGTAGGTCCAGAAGAATTCGTCGAAGTAGAAATTGCCGTGGTAGCCCTGCGCGGTGCGCGCATTGGTGCCCAGGAAGAACAGCTCGGCGCCATTGGGAAACACGATGCTGTCGCCGCCGGAGAGCGTCTCGTCGATCGTCTCGCGCACAAACTGCTGCATGTAGCCGCGAAACAGATGCGCCTGCGCCTTGGAAGCGCTGAGGAAGATCTGATTGCGCCCGGTGGTGAGCGCGTCGATCAACGCCTCGCGGGCGAAGTAGAACGTTGCACCGATCTGGCGCGACTTGAGGATGATGCGGGTGCGCTCGTTGCTGGCCCGGTACCAGTCCCGCTGGTAATCGAAGCAGCCGTCGATGAACGCAGTGGTGAGTTGCTCCACCTGTTCTTCGGTGAACTCGTTGCGCTTGGGCTTCTTCTTCGGGCCCGCGTTGCGGTTGGCCACAGCCGGATTCAAGTCAGCCTCATTGCCGCCGCCCTGGTAGCGCTGGATGCGCGCCTGACGCTCCAGCTGCCGGTGCAGCAGATCGATTTCCTTGAAGTCGCCGCCGGATTTCTCCGGCTTCATGATCAGCACGACCAGGCGCGCTTCGAGCGCTCCGCCGATGCGCTCAACGTTATCTGCGCGATCCCACTCGTCACGCGACTTCCAGCTGTGTACAGTCTTCTCGTTCTCGCCGATGGCCTGTGCGATTTCCACCACGCGCCATCCCATCCAGTACAGGAATTTCGCCTGTCTGCGGGTGTCCATCGGGAGCTGGGTGGCAACGCTTTGCATGCCGACCAGGGTGCGGCACACCTCTTAATCCCGACAGTTCAACGACGCGTAATCGCCTTCTTTACATGGTGGTTTCGTTGCTGCGCTGTGCGTCGCGTTTGACCATGGGTCATCGCAAACGCATCCAGCGCAGAGGACACCCATGTCGGCCAAGGCCAAGAAGTTCCGTTCCAACTGGTTCCGTGTGGCCGTCGAAGGTGCCACCACCGATGGCCGCACAATTCAGCGCAGCTGGATCGACGACATGGCCGCGACCTACAACCGCGAGACCTACGGGGCGCGCATTTGGATCGAACACATGCGCAGCCTGCTGCCGGACTCGCCGTTCCGCGCGTACGGCGATGTCACTGCCGTCAAGGCGGAAGAGGTCGAGATCGATGGCACCAAGCGCCTGGCGCTGTTTGCCCAGATCGAGCCGACCGCCGACCTGATCACCATCAACAAATCCAAGCAGAAGCTCTACACCAGCATCGAAGTGCAGGAGAAGTTCGCCAACACCGGCAAGGCGTATCTGGTTGGCCTGGCAGTTACTGATTCGCCGGCAAGCCTGGGCACCTCCATGCTCAGCTTCGCCAGCCAGAACCCCGAGGCCAACCCGTTGGCGGATCGCAAGCAGTCACCGGGCAACCTGTTCACCGTTGCCGAAGAGACCGCGCTGGAATTCAGCGAGGTCAGCGAAGGCCCGGTCGCCAGTTTGCTGAGCCGGATCCGTACCGCGCTCAAGAGCGAAGACGCCACCGGCATCACGCCCGAGCAGTTCGCAGACCTCGGCGAAGGCGTTGAAGAGATCGCCGAACACGTGCGCGGCCAGGACGAACGCTTCAACCGCCTGCAGGCCGAACACGCCGAGCAGAAGACCAAGCACGAGCAGCTAGCGAACGACCTGGCGCAGCTGCGCGAGTTGCTGTCCCAGCAGCCCGACCCCGCACAGCCCGCACGCCCGGTGATCACCGGCGGCGGCGCGGCTGTGCTGACCGACTGCTGATCCCACACCACCACACGCACACGCCGCTAGCGCGACATCTTCGGAGCCACCATGCAAAACGCCACCCGCCTGCAGTTCAACCAGTTCGCCGAGCAGATCGCCAAGCTCAACGGCATCACCTCCGCTTTCCATTCGTTCGCGGTCGATCCGACCGTGCAACAGAAGCTGGAAACGCGCATGCAGGAATCCAGCGAGTTTCTGTCCAAGATCAACATCATCCCGGTGGACGAATTGTCCGGCCAGAAGGTGGGCATCGGCGTCACTGGCAGCATCGCCAGCCGCACCGACACCGGCGCCGGCAAGACCCGCACCCCGCGCAACGTCGCCGCGCTCGACAAGAACGAGTACGTCGCCAAGAAGACCGACTTCGACACCGCCATCCCGTATGCGCTGCTCGATGCATGGGCCAAGTTCCCGGACTTCCAGGCGCGCCTGCGCGATGCCATCGTCAAGCGCCAGGCGCTGGATCGTCTGCAGATCGGCTTCAACGGCACGCACGCCGCTGCCGATACCGACCGCGCCGCGTTCCCCTTGCTGGAAGACGTCAACATCGGATGGCTGCAGCAGTACCGCACCAATGCCGCCGAGCGCGTGCTGGCCAGCGGCAAGACGGCCGGCAAGATGGTCATCGGTGCTGGCGATGGCGCGGACTACCGCAACCTCGACGCGCTGGTGTTCGATGTGGTGAGCAACTTGCTCGACCCGTGGCACCGCAAGGATCCGAGCCTGGTGGTGGTGCTGGGCCGCGACCTGATGCACGACAAGTATTTCCCGATGGTCAACAAGGACCAGCCGGCCAGCGAGAAGATCGCCACCGACCTGATCTTGAGCCAGCGCCGCGTCGGTGGCCTGCAGGTGGCCGAGGTGCCGTACCTGCCGGACGGCGCGTTGATGGTGACCTCGCTGTCCAACCTGTCGATCTACTACCAGACCGGCGGCCGTCGCCGTTACATCCAGGAAGTGCCCGCACGCGATCGCATCGAGAACTACGAGTCCTCCAACGATGCCTACGTGGTCGAGGACTACGGCCTGGGCTGCGTGGTCGAGCACATCGAGATCGAGGCCTAAGCCATGGCCGACAGTCCCGCCAAGCGCCACCACAGCCGCGTGCTCGCCGAGCTGGAAGCCGCCCAGCGCGCACCGCACCAGCTGATGGCCGGCGCCACCGCCTACGAGCAACACATGGCGCAGCTGCAGAGCGATCGCCTGCGGCTGAAGCAGATCCAGTCCACCCAAGGCAAGGCGGCGCTCAAGGTGCAGCTGCTGCCGACCTACGTGCCGTATCTGGCCGGCGTGCTGGCCGGCGGCCAGGGCGCGCAGGACGAGATCGTCATGACGTGCATGGTGTGGCGCATTGATGCCGGCGACTACGCCGGTGCACTGGAGCTGGGCGCCTATGTGCTCAAGCACGGCCTGCAGATGCCCGACCGCTTCTCGCGCACGGTGGGCTGCGTGCTGGCCGAAGAGATCGCCGAGGCGGCGCTGTCTGCGCAGAAGACCGGCCAGGTGTTCGATGCCGCCGTCCTGGCCGACACCGCCACGCTTACCGCCGAGCAGGACATGCCCGATGAGGTGCGCGCCAAGCTGCACCTGGCGCTTGCCCGCGCCTCGCTGGCAGACCTCACCGACGAGACGCCCGCCGACCAGGCGCAGCCGATCGCCGCCGCCGCTGTGGCCGACCTGCAGCGCGCCATCGCACTGCACGGCAGCTGCGGCGGCAAGAAGGACCTGGAGCGTGCCGAGCGTCTCTTGAAGAAGTTCAGCGTTGAGCCTGCGGGCAGCAACGCATAACCGAGCGTCCCCGCAACCCTCGCCGGCTCGGGGCCGATCCACAGCATTGCATCGCTGCGGTGACGCCCCGACCACCGGCGATCTATTCCGAGCCATCCATGAGCGGATTCACTGCCACCGGCACCACCAGCGCCACGCTTGATGCGATCGCCAATGCGCCGTTCTGGCCGGCGATCGCACCGGGTGCCGTGCGCGCGAGCATGCGCCTGGATGGCACCGTGACCGATGCGCGTCTGCGCCACGCTGTCGTGGCCGCGATGCTCGCGGTGAACGATGAGTTGCAGACCTGGGCGCAGACGCAGCAGGCGGCCGGCTACGCGGCGTTGGCCGATGTGCCCAGCACCACCGTGGATAGCATCTCGCGCCGCGTGCAGCTGTATCTGCGCGCAGTGGCATGCGCCACCGCCGTCGAGGTGGCAGAGCGTTACCGCAGCTTCGACGCGACCGACAGCGCCAACCAGCGCGCTGACGACTTGTCGCCGAGCATCACGGAATTGCGCCGCGACCAGCGCTGGGCCGTGCGCGATCTGCAGAACCTGCCGCGCAGCACGGTGGAGCTCATCTGATGCGCGTGCACGCCATGCAAGGCGACACCGTCGACCTGCTGTGCTGGCGCCACCTGGGCAGCACGGCCGGCCTGGTCGAGCGCACCTATCTCCTCAATCCCGGCCTGGCCGAAGTGGGCGCCGTGCTTCCGCATGGCACGCCGGTGGAGTTGCCCGAGGTAACCACCACCACAGCGGCGATGACGCCGCTTGTGCAGCTATGGGACTGATCTGATGACCGAACCCACCTCCGTATCGAGCGGCTTTTTGATCGCCACCGGTGTGGGCCTTGCCTCCGTGCTGCCTGGCATCGACGGCGATGCATTGATCGGCGCGTTTGCCGGCGGCGCCCTGTTCGTGGTGTCGGCCGCCAAGCAGCCGCTACTGGCGCGGCTGATCTATTTCCCGGTGAGCGTCATCGCCGGCTACCAGCTGGCGCCGGAGCTGCTGCGCTGGCTACCGATCAAATCCAGCGGCGTGGCCGCCTTCGCCAGTGCCGCGTGTGCCATCACGGTCACGCTGGGGCTGATCGAAAAGAGCAAGTCGTTCGACTTTTCCTTCCTACGTCGTGGAGGTCCGCCCAGTGCATAGCCTGGTCACCGTCCTGACGTTGATGGCCTCACTGGCCATCTGCGTCCGCCTGCTTACCTACCACCGGCCCGTCGATGCGCGTCACCGGCGCGGCGCCGGCTGGTGCGCGTGGCTGCTGATCGCCAGCACCGGCGGTCAGGCCCTGCACATCCTGCTGGCCGGCGCTGGCTCGCAGGTCAGTCCCTGGCACCTGGGCACGTTGACCGTGCTGGCAGTGCTCACCTACCGCGCCCAGGGCAACGTGGCGCGCATCCTGAAGGTTGATTGATGTTCACCGATACCCAGCTCGCCTCGATCATGCAGTGCTCGCCGCAACGCGCCCAACGTTGGCATGGCCCGCTGCTCGCCGCTGCCAACCGCTTCGGCATCACCACCAAGCGCCGCGCCGCGCACTGGCTCGGCCAGGTCGGCCACGAAAGCCTGAGCCTGTCGCGCATGGAAGAAGGCCTGCACTACACGACCAGCGCACGGCTGCTGGAAGTCTTCGGCGCACGCATCACCCCGGCGCAGGCGCCCAAGTTCCTGCGCAATCCGGTCGGCCTGGCCAACTTCGTCTACGCCGATCGCCTGGGCAACGGCAACGAAGCCAGCGGAGATGGTCACATCTTCCGGGGCCGCGGTCCGATGCAGCACACCTTCCGGGGCAATTACCGCCGCATCGGCGTGCTGATTGGCCTGCCGGTGGAAGAGCAGCCGGATCTGCTGCTGCAGATTGAGCCGAGCGCACTGGGTGCGGCGGCGTACTGGCAAGACAATGGCCTGAACGCGCTGGCCGATACGGGCGACGTGCTCGGCCTGGGCCGCAAAATCAACCTCGGCAACGTGCGTGCCAAGCGCTTGCCCGAAGGGCATAGCGATCGCGTCACGCGCACGCAGCGCGCCTTGCAGATCCTGGGCGTGAGCTGATGATCACGCGCGTGATCATCCTGCTGGCCCTGATTGCCGCGCTCGTGGGCGGCTGCGTGTGGCAAGAGCAGCGCGTCAGCAACGCCCAGAAAGACCGCGACGCCGCGCTGCAGGCCCAGCGCCAGGCTGCGGCCGAGCGCAACAGCGCGAAGGCGTCCACCACCGTCGTCACCCAATACGTCGACCGCGTGCAAATCGTGCGCGAAGCCGGCGCCACCATCACCCGCGAGATCCCGATCTATGTCACCCAGAAAGCTGACGCTGCTTGCGCTGTCCCTGCTGGCTTTGTGCGGCTGCATGACGCAGCCGCCTCGGGCCAGCCTGCCGGGCCGCCCACCGGAGATCCTGATGCGCCGGCCGCCGGCATTACGCTCTCTGCCATTGCCGACACCGTCGCCGACAACTACACCAGCTGCCACGCCACCGCCGCGCAGCTGAGCGCACTGCAGGACTGGATCGACCTGCACGCACCGGAGCTGGCGCCGTGATCAAGCCCGCCAGCCTGCGCGCGCATCTGGTCGCGGCACTGCCGGACCTGGCACGTGATGCCGACCGGCTGCTGGTGTTCATCGACGCCGGCAGCCTGGTCAGCACGTTCCAGCCGGGGCTGTCGTTCGAGTACCAGTACACCCTCAACTTGATCCTGACCGACTATGCCGGCCACCCGGACAGCGTGATGCTGCCGCTACTGGAATGGGTGCAGGTCAATCAGTCCGAGCTGCTCTCCAACCCGACGCGCCGTGGCGACATCGCCTTCGAGGCAGACATCCTCGCCAACGATGCGGTGGATCTGTCGATCAAGTTGCCGTTGACCGAGCGCGTGGTCGTGACCGCGAAGGACGGCGGCGGCTACGACATTGCCCATGCGCCTGAGCCGCAGATCGATCCCACATGGATGACCTGACCACGCTGGAGAATTGGGCCGCGCCGCTACTAGGGCGTCTGCGGCCCGGCGAACGGCGCACGCTGGCCCGCAAGATCGGAACGGAGTTGAGGCGCTCGCAGAGCAAGCGCATCGGCAAGCAGCAGGCGCCGGATGGCTCCCCTTACGCACCGCGCAAGCAGCAGCTGCGGCAGAGGGCTGGGCGGGTCAAACGGGCGAAGATGTTTGCCAAGCTGCGCCAGGCCAAGTTCTTCAAGGTCAACGCCAGTCCTAACGCCGTGAGCGTTGGGTTTGTGGGGCGCGTATCGCGCATTGCCCGCGTACATCAAGAGGGGCTGACCGAGCAGATCCGAGCTGATGGTCCCAGAGCTCGCTATGAACGACGGATACTGCTGGGCATCTCACCCAATGAAAGAAAAAAAATCTATGACTTGCTGCTCAGCCACTTAACCACTTAAATTCCTCACATCTTTACGGGGAAGATAGATGCAGACCATCCATTGCAGCACGCTTGAAGAGTTGGACCTCGCGATCAAGTCGGCAGGACCGGATGCACTTTTTCGGGGGCAGGTCGATCATTTCCCCCGGACGGATGGCACGCCGTCTTTAACGACCTCATTCGCCCGCCAGGGCTGCATTCCCGACTTGATGATCAAATGGCATCACTATGCCCGACAGGCTTTAAGTCGGCATGTAAAAGGATGGAGCGGAGATCAGGATATACCAACGGATCAAGCAATACTTCAGCACTATGGATGGAGGTCTTTCTTCCTGGATGCCACGGGAGACCCACGTGTTGCCTCCTGGTTCGCATCGAAGAAATTCAAGCCCAAAAAGATATGCGAGTTAGTAGAAGACTGTTTCGAAGATCCTGTATTTTTGATTTGTGATACCGCCACTTTTGAAAAATCGGACGGCATTGGAAATCTCTACGTAATCAGCAAGAAGAAGCTCAGGTCCTCCGGAATAGGTGCTGTGCATCTATCGGAAATTGCTACAGCCAATGGTTTCCCCAGGTATCTTCGACAGGACGCGTACATGGTAGGACCTTTGGAACCGGTTGGACTAAGCCCTGACTGCGTCACCTATCACCTTACGGCACCCTCGAACGTTTTCGATGCGTACTCCGGCAGCATGTCGACCTCCTTTCTTTTCCCTGACCCCAAGATAGATCCCATCTATGCAGAGCTCTTAGCTATGCCTTGGGAAAAAATCGGATTACAGCCAGAGGGAATCGAGTATTTTCAGCGTTCACTTGTGCTGCCGGAATACGGCCGCTATGTCAGAAAACACATGCCTGCGTCGGCAGCAATGTATCGCCGTTTTTGGATGCTGGACCTTCCGCATGATCCGGCAGAAACCACATCATTAATACACATTCTATCTGGGAGCGCCCTATATCACGGAAGCAGCAAAATCCCAGGAAAGTTACCTCGCATTACGAGCCTCCTCTCCAAATTCGATGGAGTCTTTGTCGAGCTGGATGGACTTATCTATTACGGCATGGAGACCATATATGGAAAAGGTGTCATGGCTCTTAAAAGAGGAGATAACCTGGTCGAGGTTTGCGAATTCGGCATCGAGCACCCAGGCCTTCAGATACATAACGGCGGCCTTTTTCGAGGAATTTACTATCACATAGGCGCGCAAGGAACGTGGACGCGAGCCCATGACCCTAGGGATTGTGACTGCGGCCTGGAGCATGATGAAAATTTGCGGCTATTGGGCCGAGTTGAAGAAGGGCTTGAGGAGGGCTTCATTGCTCTGGACGCTTCTGGGGCGTATGTCCAAGAGGGTGTAAAAAGGCCATCCGACAGTGTGGCAGTACAGCAATTTTTGCGCGGACTCAATTAATTCCGTTCAAGCTTCTGGCTGCGAAACTCAATGTAAGCCTGCACTACACACGATTAGTTCCTTGAGCTTATTGGACCTGCAATGGAGCCTTATACAAGTGCTCACGATTGTCTCCAATGGCCTCCTTCACCGCAGTCGACTTATCAAAGCTTCAAGCTCCAGACCTGATCGAAGCGCTGGACTTCGAGACGATATTTGCCGAGGCTCTGGCGCAATTTCGTCGACTGATGCCGGAGTTCTCCGCGCTCACTGAAGCGGACCCGGTTTACAAGCTCCTGCAACTGTTCGCGGCCCGCGAGCTGCTGTTACGCCAGCGCGCCAACGACAAAGCGCAGCAGACGATGCTGGCCTTCGCCACCGGCACCAACCTCGATCACCTCGGTGCGCTGTTCGGCGTTGCGCGTCTGGTACTCGATCCGGGCCAACCGGAGAACGGCGTTGCACCGACCTATGAGTCGGACGTGGACTTCCGCCGCCGGATCCAGCTGGCGCCGGAGGGCTTCAGCGTTGCTGGCCCCGAGGGCGCCTACATCTATCACGCGCTAAGCGCAGCCGCCGATGTCATGGACGCCAGCGCGACCAGCCCGGCACCTGGGCAAGTGCTGGTCACCGTGCAATCGCGTACCGGCAACGGCACCGCTCCCCAGGCATTGTTGGACGAGGTCGCTGCCATCCTCACCAACGACGACGTGCGCCCGCTGACCGACAATGTCACGGTCCAGAGCGCACAGATCGTCCCGTATGCCATTCGTGGGCGCGTCTACACCTACGCTGGACCAGACTCGGCGGTGGTCATGCGCGAGGCGATGCGTAGCCTGCAGGCGTATCTGGACGAGGCACACCGCATCGGCCGCGATGTGCCCGAGTCGGCCATCAAGGCAAAGCTATTCGCAGATGGCGTGCAGCGCGTGGAGCTGGACTCGCCTGCAGCCGACATTCGGATCAGCCGCACGCAGGCTGCGTACTGCACATCAATCGACATCGTGCACGCCGGCATCGATGAGTAGTTCACCGCTGCCGCCTAATGCCACGCCGATGGAACGCGCCCTGGCGGCCGTCACCGAGCGCCTGGAAGCGATCCCGCTGCCATATCCAGACCTGTGGAATCCGGACACGTGCCCAGACGGCCATCTGCCGTGGCTGGCGTGGACGCTATCGGTGGATGACTGGAAGGCGGACTGGAGCGATGCTGTCAAGCGTTCGCGCCTGCGTAGCGCCATGGCAATCCAGCGCCGCAAGGGCACCGCCAACAGCGTCCGCATGGTGGTGGCCTCGTTCGGGGGCGCGGTGACCATCCGCGAGTGGTGGCAGCAGCAGCCACGCGGCCAGCCGCACACCTTCGAGCTGACGCTCACGCTCAACGGG